CCGCCCGGATTGCTCCGGGCGGCGTTGCGGTGGACGATCAGGCTCAGCCGTTGCCGGCCGACATGACCGAGTTGCGGTACTCGGCGAACTCGACGCCGAAGTCGAAGAAGCCGCGGTGGGCCATGCCCAGGATGTCGAAGTCGGCCTCGGTGCTCTGCACGGTCGGGGTCTGTTGACCGTCGAGCCAGGCAATCTCGATCGTCGGGACGACGACGGGATCGGCCATCAACCACCAGGCGGTGTCGCTCGCACCGGACAGGCCGACCGAGGATGCCAGGTAGGCGCTGGTGGCCTGCTGGAAGAGACCCTTGTGCGGGTTCGTGGTGCCGATCCGCTCGGTCGATCCGCTGGACGTGCTGGCCAGGCCGAGGACGGCCTCGTACACGTACTCGCTGTTGATGATCTGCTTGGCCGTGTCCTCCAGGGCCGGCGGCGTGAGCAAGACCCGCGGCTTGATGCCGATGGGGCGCTTGGTCTGGCCCGGCTTGAGCTGCTCCAAGAACGCTTGCTTGGCTTTGGTCAGCGAGGTGACCGCCAGGGCCGTGCCGGAACCACTCAGGTAGTTCTTGTGCGCGGTGGACCAGAAGGTTTCCGTGCCGGGGGTGGCGACGGGCACGGCATCGCCGTTACCTCCGCCCGTGATGCCCGGCGTGGTGCGGACGCCGCTGAGGAACTTGGTCCAGAAGACCAGGTTCAGGGCGTCGGCGGCCCCCATGCCCATCATCTGCGGCAGACGGGTCAAGGCCCCCAGGTCATCATTGCGGATGTCCTGGCGGGTCGTGACGAACATCTTGGCGTAGGTCTGGGCCTGGTTGACGTACTGGATTTCGCCCACGGACCCGTGGCGGATCTCGCCGCTCGGCCCGACCTTCTCATACGTCAAGTCGCCGTAGAAGCTGAAGCTCATGTGCGGCTTGAAGTCGCTGACCGGCCGGCTGGTGCCGATCAACCGCCACACGTCTTCGACGTAGAAGAAGCCGTCGTACATCCACTTGTTGGCCAGGTTCGACATGATGCCCGGCAGCGAGAGGCTGCTGAACTCGGCTTGCAAGCGGCGCGACTGTTGGCCCGGCTCCCACTTGGGGAAGGCGTAGTACAGGCATTCGCGGATGTCGTCGTCCGAGTAGATCGGGCGGTTGCCGAAGCGCGGACCGGCCATCGCCGCCAGAAGCCGCTTCAGGCCCATCGTGGGGTAGAACCGATCGGCCATCTCGCGGGTCTGGGCGTCGAAGTTCTTCGCCAGCGTCTCTTCGGGCATCATGGATGCCCGGCAAGCGGCCGCCAGCAAGACCTTGGGCTGCACGTCGCCGCTGTCCTGCGAGTGGGTCTGCATGGCCTTCTGGGGATAGCCCAGTCGCAAGAACTCCAGCTCGCACTTGTCGGCGCTCCAGTTGTCGTCGATGGCCTTCTGACGCAGATCGGCGGCCTTGCCGCGGATCGTCGTGTGCTCCTGGTCTTCGTGCGACCAACGCCGGCACACGCTGTCGTAAGCCGACTCGATCGAGCGAAGGCGGCTGTGCTCTCCAGCAAGCGACGCGCGGATTTGCTTCTTTTCCGCGTCGAGTTGCTCGACGAGCGTGGTCTGCCGCTGCTGTGCGCGGTTTTCGTCGCCCCACTTGGCTTGCAACCGGGTGAGCGCTTCGGGTTTGATAGCCGACGGGTCTTCGTGACCATGATCCGCCAGCCATTGAACAAATAGTTCGTCCATCTTGGGACTCCTTGGGGGTTTGGCGGCTTTGGCCGCTATCGATACGTGGGTGTGAGCGGATGCGCCCTTCCCGACAAAACTGATTTCTTGAAGTTGCGACCGTCGCCAATAAACGAGGGGGCCGCTGAAATTCCGGCCGTTGGCGGTGATGGTTTTTCCTTGGGGGACGTATTCGGGCTCTCCGATCACGTCCGCCGTGATGGAAAGCTCCCAGGGGAAGCCATCCTTGGCCGCGTCAACGACTTCGCGGGCGGCCTGGCCCTTGCCCGAAATGACGCCCGAGCACTGGAGCGTGCCGGCCCGCTTGGCGGCGGGGCCGTGCCCGACTTCGTTGTCGACGTCGTGGCCCTTGAAGGTTTTGACCGTGGCGGGCAGCTCAAGGCCGTTGACATCGACCACCACGGGGATCGTAAAACCTTCCGGCAGCATGGGGCCGCCGTCGTATGCCTGGCCGTCATAGGTTGGGATCTTGGCTTCCGCCCGGATGCGTGCCGCACCGGCGCTGTGGCGCAAGGTCCGCGGTAGCTTGGCCGTCACGTTGCGATAGGCGTCCATCTTGGACCACTCGAAACGGACGGCGTTGATCTTGTTGGCCTGGACCCACTGCTCTGCCTGGAGCGGCGTGAACTTGTCGCGGTCGAAGCAATACGAGCACACGGCTGTCTCGCCGCCGTCGCGGAGCGTGCCGCTGATCGTGCGGACGCCGTCTGCCGTGGCGCTGGTGAAGCTGTCGTGTATGAAGTTCTCCGGATCGGCGAACATCCAGGCGACGTGCTCGCTGTCCAGGGGCATGTAGCTGCAAGTGGCCGGGCACTCGGTGCCGGCGGCCTGAAGGCGGCGGGGTTGGGTGGTCATTGGACGCTGGCCTCCAAAAGTGCGGCGGTGGGGGTGGCAGTTTCGGGCAGGCCGATCGAGATTCCGTAGTGGTCATACATGACCCCGTCGACGGCCTCGTCATGCCAGGCTGGGATCCAGCGTTTTTCGGAAACGAAGCGGCGGCCCGGCTCCTCGACAACCGTTTCGGGATCCTCGTCCGCCGGGGCCACGTCGCCGCCGGGCAGGCGTTCCATGTTTTCCTCGCTCGAATCCTGGAAAATCAGAAAGCGGGTGTCGCCGATCGTCTCCACGGCCAGGCAGGTCATCCAGTGGCCATAGTCCCACTCCGCTTGCGCGTCGCGGGGGTCGTTGTTTTGGGCGACGTAGTCCTGGCAACAGCAGATAACCGGGCGGCCCGCGGCCGTTTCGGCCGCCAGATCGTCCACGCTCATTCCCTGACGGGCGTTGACCGCCAGGCCGAGTCTGGACAGGTAAGAAATGATCGCGTCAGGGCTGGTGCTCTGTGCGGCTGTGGTGCCAAGCTCGTCAGACCATTCCTCCAAGCTCTCCGGCCCGACGCCGAAGTACTTTCCGACGCACATGGCGGCGGCCGCCCCGCATCGGTAGTCGGTATCTTGTCGAATGTCGGGAACGGCGCTGACCAGCGTGGCGCTCGCTCGCAGGCGACGGCTCTTGCCGCTGAAATGGCCGTTGAGGCGCTGCGCCAGGGCCGGAAACATGAGGGCGAACTTGGCTTTGACCGCTTCGGGCGTGTCGGGGCCCTGCTCGGCAGCTTTGCCGTTGGCGGATCCGCTCGATCGATCATCGGCGGCTTCGCCGTTGGTCGACGACCTGGCCGCATCGGCATTTTCGCCGTTGTCGGCCGCTTGTTGCTCGCTGGGCGCTCCGCCCTGGTTCTTGCTCAGGTTGCCGATGATCCATTGCAAGTACTCGGGCACCGTCATGCCGAGGGCCTTGGCGTTCTCGATCTGCGCCCGGCTCCAATCCTTGCCGCGGCGGGCATAGACTTCGTGCAGGCCCTTGGTGCCGGTGGAAATGGCGGCCTCGTCCGCGTTCTGTTCGACCTCCGGATCGGAGTAGGGTTGCCCCTGCCACAAGAAGCCGTGCGTTGGGATCTGGTTTCCGTCGATCTCCCGCCACTTGCGGCCGTTGGTCTCGTACGTGTTGCGGGCCTCAGAATACCAGGCGCGGAAAAGCGGGTTGACGATCCGCCAGGTGGCGTTCCGCTGGTGCAGGGCGACTGCGCCCCAGAAGGTCATGATGTCCAGCCGGCCGGAAGCGAAGTTGTAGCCCGAGCTATCGCACTTGGCGATGTTCAACGGCATGCAGATGGGGCGAGTGGCCTCGTTGAGGGTCTCGCTCTCAAACATTTCGTAGGTCTGGGCGGGGTGTGCCGAAGCGACCTGCTTGTAGTCGTATTGGTTGGGTGCGACGATCAGGCTGTTGCGGGGCATCGCGGTGATGCTGTTCTCAGCCGGGGCATAACCGTCGTCTGCCGGTTGATCCGTCGTCAAGAAGCCGCCGATGTTGGCCGCGCTTTCGGCCGCGCCGACGGTCGCTTTGCGGAATCGGCGGCGATCGGCGAAGAGATCCGTGCTGCTGGCCAGTTCGGGCATGCCGCGGTGCTGTTTCGGCCGCTCCTGGAAGAACAGGTGCAGCACGTAGTCCGCGGGCACCGTGTCCACCTGCCAACTTTGGAACGGAAAGACGCCGCCGGGATGGAACCGCAACAGGTCATAGAACGTGGGGTTTCCCCAATCATCGAACCAGATTCCATCAATGCGGTTGGGCGTCTGGTAGGGCAAGAAGATCGTATGGCACTGGTCGGCCTCGAAGGGCTGCCAGTCGAGTTGCACGGGCAGGTATTCGCCGATCTTCCGGGGATGCTTCAATCGCTGGTTGCGACCCAGGCGGGCGAAGACCTCGCCGTCCTGGACGCGGGCAAAGCTCATCGTCCACAGGCGGCCGGCAAAGTTCGTGGCCTCGCACCAATCCTGCCAGCCGGCGATCACGTCTTCGGCGTACTGCTGGAGTTCCGGGGCGTCGGGGATGACGTGGAGGGTCGGACCGTGCCCGACTTCGTAGTTTGCGCAAGTCTTGG